GATGCTTCGATCGAGCGGAACGAGGCCGAGCTGCAGTTGGACTATTCCATCTGGAATCGTGACACCTCCCTGGCAATGCTGGAATGCCTCAGGCGCGAGAACTACACTATCATCAACGGAAACTCCACTTACGGCATTACCGGCCTTGTGGGTGCGGCCTCGGCCAATTCCCGCGGCTCAATCACAAGTGCCACAAACAACGGTGCATGGGACGGCTCTGAGACTGACAAGAAGATGGACCCATACGACGACCTCCGGCAGGCACTGGAGTACATCGACCCCAACCTAGTGGGAAATCTCTACCTGGCGGGCAGGCCCGCATATCTCAATTACCTTCTCCAGGAAGATGACCTGGGAAAGATCTTCGGGGAAAAGATAGGAACTCGGATCATGGGCAGGCAGCCAACAGATCTTTCTTGGATGATCAAGAGCGACTACTTCCCAGCGAACTATGTGTATCTGATCCGCAAGTCGATGGAAGCCGCTGAGCTCCTCATTCCACAGGACTACACCTTCGACGGCAACTATCCCAGGGGCAAAGGCCAGACCGTCTACGCTGAGATCGGTGGATGGATCGGTATCGAGATCCACAACAATGATTTCATAGTGCCGATCGGAATCAACTGAGGTTCTCATGGCCAATAGACCACGAAGCCTCATAGGGCGGCATGCAGGAGTCGGCCTGAAAACCGGCTCCGGGGGCACCCTGGACGTAGATGCCGATGAAACCACCATCACCACCGGCAGCGACAAGGTTGCGATCAAGGCATCTGCCCTCAAGCACGTCCTCGCAGACGGCACCGCCTCCGCTACTGATGTCACAGTGACTGGCATGGCGGTGGGCGATGAGCTGATATCCGTGCATGCACAGGCCACAAAGGCCGCTGTGGCCACCATCACGGACCGGACCAGCGAGTATGCGGTGGGCGCCGGGAAGCTCGTGAAGGCCGCCGGAACGGATGAAACCAACAACCAGCTCGACATCTGGTATTGGGACCGGACGTAGAGCCTGTTATTATTTTTTCTTAATAATAAATTGGGGTGATATTGTGCCTGGAAGATCCTCTGATAATGTTTTCAAAGCAATCAATGACAAGATCCCGGAACTTGTCGCCGGTGCCGTGCCGGTGGCTGGGACTTCGGACGCCACACTACTGTCGAAAATAGACGACATGACCGCACTGCTGGAGATCATAGCAGAGGAATTGGACGTGTGAGGCCTCCATGTCTACCGGGACCTATCATTGCCCCGTTTGCAACACGGATTTTTCTGCCGATATATTGGTAGGGGCAGAGGTCACGTGCCCCAATGGGCATGTCCTGCCGTATGATGTCGATCCGGGCGAGGCAGCCTCAACCTGTGATTGCCCGGTCTGCCGGAAGCGGTTCAGTGTTGATCTCGTGGCGGGGGATATTGATCTTGAAGAATCCGATACGGCTGCATGGGCTGAATATTACGATGAGGAAGTAGATGGTGATTTTGTGACATTTCTAAATAGACTACCGGCCAGGCTCGATGCCTATTACGCCCGGAATCGAATGTGGAAAAACAAAGGCAGCGACAGTGCTGCGAATCGTCGGACTCTGGTCAGCCCCTCCCACCTGCTCGTGAATATCGGCGGGGCCGGAAACCACGCCTACGAGCTGGCGGCTGCCGTGGAGCTGGACCTGGACACCGCGGCTAACTGGGATGATTCCCAGTATGCGACGGCAGCCAACCGGGCGGGCAAGGACTTCTATGTCTACGCCTGTGTGCCGTCGTCAGGCTACATACCGGATCTCATCCTGAGCGCTGCTGTCACCTATCCGGCTGGCTACACTGCTGACAATAGCCGCATGATCGGCGGCTTCCACTGCGAATGCGTGAATGTGGGCACGATCTCAGGGCACACACTCACCGACTACCTGGCTGGAGATATCATCCCGCGGTCTGTATGGGACCTATCTCACAGGTCCTCCGGCTTGCAGGCTGGAATGGTCTGGGCCGGGAAGACTGACTTCGACTCTGTGAACCTCGCCCCCATCTGGGTCATGATCTATTTGGCATCAGGCACCGGATCGAGTACAGTCTCGGCGAATGGGGCCACAATCACAGATACTCGCGACTGGCTGAGCTTCGTCGATGACTTCGCGGCCATAGGCTGCCGAATGATGGAGGACGATGAGTTCCAGGTGATAGCCGCGGGTTCGAACGAAGAAACCAATATAGCCGGATCTGCAGATCCAGTGACTACGGGGGGGCATCTCGATACAGCTAGCCGGAGGATGGTCAGTAACATCGGCTGTGAGGACTGTTGCGGAGCGCTCTATCAATGGCTGAGGACTCAGAGCTTCCAGTGCAATCCGGATGGCTCTGTTTCAGCCGCCGCAAAAACGGCCACTGTCTACCATGTGGCGAGCCCTGGAGGAAATCCGATATATGCGAAGTTCCTCGCAAATGGAGAGCCATATCTGTGCTGCAACATGGCCAATGATGCTGTTGACAAGTGGATCACGCTCGGCACCGACTACAAGATTCTTGTCAAGCATGACGCCAATGCTGCAGTGGACTCCACCCAAGTCTACTTCGATGATGACGGCACGCAACCAGGCCGGATTCTGGCTAATCTTGCCAGGGGCAAGACCTGCTACCTGAGCACCAACAACCCAACCTATGCGCTGCAGATCACGCACTCAGCGACTGCTTCTTCAGTCGGTGTAGCGCTCTACTATGATGATGGTGCCGATGAGCTGCTGGAGGCGACCCTGCCGAGCGCTGCAAATGCGACGATCGATTTAGCGCTGCTCAGTCAGACTTTTTCATATTATGATCTGCCCGGCGCGAAGGGCAGCCTGTACAAGCAGGGAACATATGGCGACGTGAAGCTTGCTGCGGGCGGTTTTTGGGCGTATAGCGCGAATTCGGGCTCTCGGTCTCGGCGTGCGTTTTACTATCGCTGGGATGCGTATTCGTCTTTCGGCGGTCGCGGTTGCGCGGAGCCAGCATAGGCGGAGTGCGGAAGGCGCATGATTGTAACATGATATGTTACAGGTTGGGCGAGTCTAAACTGCAGGCAGTAATTGGACGAATAGCACGAATTCAGGCTCTCAGTCTCAGAATGCGAATAACTATCGCTGGAATACGAATTCGAATATCAGCAGTCGCAGTTGCACAGATCCAGGTCGCGGAACGCTAACTCCTGGCTGGACTCGCTAACCTTGTCTCAGAAGGGCAAAACACACAACGGAGAAGAGGAGCAGCTAGTATCGAAAGAGAACGTTGCTTTTCTCAAAAATCAATATGAAGCGACATGGTAATCGGTTCGAACAGATAACTGATGTGGATAACATCTATCTCGCCTATCAGAAAGCTCGGAAGGGCAAGAGTTGGCAGAACACGATCAGTCGCTTTGATGATGACTTAGATGAGAATGTATTCAACATCCGAGACTCACTGATTGAGAAAACGTTTACCACGTCGCCTTACATCGAAAAGATGATCTACGAGCCAAAGCAGAGGATCATCTACAAGCTGCCTTTCAATCCCGACAGAGTGGTGCAGCACGCCCTCATGAATGTGCTTGAGCCGATCTGGAATAGCCTCTTCATCTACGATTCGTATTCTTGCCGAGTAGGAAAGGGGATCCACGCAGCCAGCCGAAGGACCATGGACTTCATTAGAGCAACGGGCCCAGGAGCATACTGCCTGAAGATGGACATAAGGAAATTCTATCCATCGATCGATCATGATATCCTCTTCGGGATCGTTCAGAGGAAGATCAAGTGTCCGGACACTCTGTGGCTGTTGGAAGACATCATCTACAGCATTCCGGGCGGCAAGAACGTTCCCATCGGGAACTATACGAGTCAGTGGCTGGGCAACCTCTACATGAACGAGCTTGACCAGTTCCTGAAGCACGAAATGAAGATCAGGCACTACATCAGGTACTGCGACGACTTCATACTGCTGCATCAGGACAAGAGGTTCTTAGCCCGGATGGCTGAAGAGATAGAGACTTTCCTCGCCGGAAAGCTGGATCTGAAGCTGAGTAAGAATGATATCTTTCCAGTTCACCAGGGAATAGATTTCTTGGGCTATCGGCACTTCCCAGATCACATCTTGGTCAGGAAATCCACAGCCAAGCGCATCAAGTGCAGGATGCAGGAACTTCCGGGGCAGTTGGCCAGGGGCGAGATCACGGCAGATCAATACCGATCATCGATCGCTTCAACAGAAGGCTGGCTGAAGTGGGCCAATAGTCACAACTTCAAGCGATCTCTGGGGCTTGCAAATGCCTGAGCGGTTCGGGGACTTTGCCGAAGAGCAGAGTTTCGATGGCGACAAGCTCAGGCTCGATGAGATCCTGAACAAAGAGATCCTGGTTATAGGCTTTCGAATCAAAGAAAGCCATCAGAAGAAGGGCACGCAATATCTCACGATTCACTTTGCGCTAGATGGCAAGCAGCATGTGACCTTCACGGGATCCGTCGTGTTGATGGATCAGCTCAAGAAATACGAGTCCCACTTGCCCTTTCTGGCAATGATCAAGAAGATTAATCGCCATTACACGTTTTCGTGAGGAATTCTATGAGAAGATATCCAACATTGCCACTTTCGAAAGTAGATTATCAGAATCTACTCTCGATGCCAGAACACGCCGAGCGAGCACGAGCAGATCTGCAAGCTCTGGCCGCATTGGATGATGAGACAGTCACAGTGGATCGGGGAACGGAGGACGCCCCTGATCTGCAGGAAATCCCCAATCCTCTGCCGGCCTGGAAGAGAGCGGGGTTCGCTAGCAGAGAGGAAGTGCTGGAGCTGGCCGGATGACCGGCCCGACCTACACTTTCGAGGCTGACTTCTCCCTGGCCCGGGACCAGATTAGGGACATGATCGGGGATATAGATGTCACCACCGACCCGATCCTGAGCGATGAGGCCATTGCTTTCTACTATGCTCAGGCAGGGAACGACCTCACGGGCGGTGCTCTGAAGGCAGCGAAAGCGGCATCCGCAAAGCTCGCGCGCGAGTTCGATCGAGATATCGATGGGCTGAAAACGAGCCGAAGCCAGCGGCACAAGGCCATGCTGAATGTCATAGCCGCTCTGGAAGATGAGGCCGCAAGGGAGGGCTTCAGCTACACGGTGCCGGAAGCCGGACAGGTGGCCGATGTCGCCGGATATCCTACCGAGCTGGAGCACACGGATCTAGGGAGGCCTGATTGGGACGAGGATGACTGATATCGATTGGCGGAACGTGATGAATACGTGGCCAGAGGCTGATATCCGCTATCTGAGGGGCATCTGTGATGAGAAGCTCAATCAGATCGCAGTGGGCACGGTCAGGCGAAAGGCGATCATCAGAGGCGAAGGATGAGCCTGGCTGATGACTTCCCCGACGAAATGGCACAGTCTGTTTCCATCCAGGCCGTGAGCAGCACTGGTCTCTACGGGCCGGTATACGGATCGGCAACGTCCTATGCCTGCCATGTCAAAGAGCAGGCCAAGAATATCATCGACAAGAACGGCACTGCCGCTGTTTCCTCCCTGCAGATCTATCTCGATGGGCATCCTGCCATCCTGGATAGCGCCAAAATCACATACAGCGGGAAGAATCCGCCGATCCTGAAGATAGAAAAGAAGTGGGATGAGAAGGGCGGGGCATATGCAACTGTGCTGTATACGTGATCACTATACACAATTCCTCAAGTTCGTGAGTGAAGTCTGGTATCTCTTCGATTACGGCTCTACCGCCTACGGTTTTCGTGAGTATCATATTCATAGGTAGCATTTCGTAGGATATATTTCTATGGCCGATATCAAGTGGGATCACTCCGCCTTCCGGAAGTCTGCTCACACGAAGGCAATGGACGGGGTGGAGGAGCTGGCCCGCGGGCCGATCATGACGATAGAAAAGAAACTTGAGGAAGTGTGGCAAAAGTAACCTGGAACGGCGATGCTGTGGCCGCCAAGATCAACGAAGCCCTGCTGGACGGAGCCGAGGAATGGGCGCGGGTGGATGTCAAGACAGATGCAATGGAAAACTGCCCGGTGGACCAAGGCACCCTCAGGGGCACTCACGGCGTGGAGCGGGATGATCGTTCTGCAGTGGTGGGTGTGGGAGGGCCCGCAGCCCCCTATGCACTCCGGCAACACGAGGATGCGACACTTCACCACACCGTAGGCACAGATCACTGGATGGAAAAGGCACTCAAAAACAAGATGGGCGAACTCAATCCGAAGCTTGAGAAGCATGTGAAATCAGTACTATAGAAATTATATTTCACAGTTATCAGTGGTTGGCATTTTGTGAGGCTCGATGAGCGCAGATCTGCAGTTCCTGGAAGAAATTTTCCAAAGCCTATCGTCTTCTGATATCGACTGGGCAATTGCCAGGCTGTAGCGCATCAAGTCCTCGATGCATCCCGAAATAATAGCCCGAAAAACAATAATCAGAAAATGTTGAGGTGTGTATGACAGAAAAAGCCAAATGTGCGAACTGTGGCGCAATCACAGAATTTTCCGATGGGCTGCCTGCAAAGTACATCTGCTCCGGGTGCGGGACACTGAATACCCCGAAGCCGGAAGACTACGGATCAGGCGAGGAAGCTTGCGGGTGCATATTGCCCAAACGGCACGAATGGCTGTTGCCGGCTGGAAAGATCGGAGATCCCAGGGGCAGCCTGTATGATTCGTTCCTTACAGCGGATGATGGAACTCCGATTCCGAGGACCAAATGGATCGAGATCTATGGCTACGATCCAGAAGTGCTCTGGCAAAAGCTGAGAGCCCAGGGCAAGAACGGTGTCGAAGGCTACCTGAATCTCAGCACACTTGGGAAGAGGAAGCGATGAGGCTCATTCTCACAGCGATGATGCTTCTATGTATCGGCATGGCCTCTGCTATGCCCTCAGATGAACTGAAGTACCGAGAGCCTTCAGGTATCGTGAGCCTATCCAATGTAGACCCGGCAACCCCGAAGCTCTTTGCCACCCAAGATGGCAATCTCACAGCATTTCAGGAACGTGACTTCCCTGATTTGGGTCGCCTATTCTCTGGTACTCGATCTAAGGGCGTCGATTTCTCATATGTTGGTCGAACGGGGTCCCAAGCCAACTTCACAGAAGCCACTGAAGAGCTGCCTGAAAACATTGGCAATGCAACCAACGCTACCGACGTGGTCTCCCAGAATGGGACGCTGCTCTGGTACTGACGACCGATGAGAACGGTGAGACGATACTCACCACTGATCAAGACACATAGCTTTTTTGGAGGTATTGTATGAGCAAGAAAATCAAGTTCGTGAAGGACTACAAGAAACTCCTGGCATCCCAGGAGACCAAGATCTACCACAAGGATCAGATCGTGAACTGCAGGAACGAAGAAAAGGCCCAGAAGGTGATTGACCAGGGTTATGCCGTGGAGGTGGAGTGAATGGCTGAATTCGCGATTGATGCCACTACCATCTCATCCCTCATCGCCTTGATTGTATCTCTGGGCGGGGCGGGGGTCCTGGCAATGCGTGGGAAGGCCGTTACCGCTGTTACTCGCATCGTCAAGATCCTCAACGGGGTCTCTGAGCTTTTGGTGGCAATCACCTCCGCCCAGGCAGATGATCGAGTCACAGACGAGGAGCTGACAACCATCAAGCAGAAGGCCACGCTTTTGCAGGCAGAAATCTGGGGCCTGAAGGTCGATCTGGGGCTTTAGGGAGCTGGCAATGCCAGACTCCCTCGAAGCTATGGTGGCCCGGATAGATGAACGCACATTGAAGATGGAAAGCGAAATCTGCAAAAAATGCAAGCAGATAGACCGCCATGAGGATGAAATTGGCCGCCTCAAGATGCATGACTATGCGGAAATGGCCGTGATTGGGGCGGCTATCATTGTCATGGGCTGGGCGATAGCAGCGGGATTTGTGCGCGCATGACCCTCATTTCCGATATTGTCACTGCATTGGTTGCCTTGGGCTATATGTCGGGCACTGATCTTTTTGCCCTGCGTTTTCCCGCCACGCCTCCGAAGTGTATCTGCATCATCCTCCTGGGCGGGAAGGTGCCGAGCGAGGAGATGGGCGGCGCAGGTATCGACTATCCGGCTTTCCAGATCCAGGTGCGGGACATCGATCCAGAGCAGGCAATTGATGACGCTGAGGCTATCCGGCTGGCGCTCAATGACAGCACACAGGGCAGCTATTCAATCTTCACCACCCGGAGCCAGCCATCTAACGTGACGAGCCCGGAGGACCTGTCCGCTGCCGGAGGGCCCCTATTCAGGTTCGCAGTGGACTTTGAAACGATATCTGCGAGGTAATCATGGCGAAACTCTTCGGCAAGCTCTACACCACACCGCTCATGCAGAATGATTCAGTCCTATTCGATGATCTTCACGACTACGAGGACCTCTTGGACTGGCGGAACTCGGAAGAGCTGCCGGTTGGAAATGTCGCCATCGAGCGGGGCGTCAATCTGGTAGAGACTACGGAGCTGGGCAATCGGGCGGAGACGTATTCAGGCACCCAGTTCAACGGCTCGATATCCTTCGACGGCCTTTGGGACCCTGCGAAGCACGCTCATACGATGCTTGTCGCTCGGATCAGGGCAGGTGAGGCAGTAGAGGTGACGTTCCTACTATTCAATCCCAGGGGCACGGGTGCCGTCATGGGTATTTGGGGCACGTTCACGCAGGAGAAGTTCACCCGGAAGGCCGGGAAAAAGGAGATGCTAGGCTTCTCCGCGAGCGGGAAATTTACGGGCTACGAGACGATGTTGGTCCGTGGCAAAGATTGAAATTATTTTCATTCACGATCACAGGCCATTTTTGGCCTGTCAGACTAAAAAATCTGAGGTACTGAAATGGCTAAACTTAAGGGTATAAACTGCAAGCTTTATGATGGAAGCGATGTAATGCCTACAGAAAATTGGACACTTGACGAAGGCATGACCCTTGTCGACACATCCGAGCAGGGCGACACAGGCGAAGAGTACACCGCCACTATCAGCAATGGCTCCGTGTCCTTCGATGGCTTTTATGATCCTGCCGTCGCATCACTGGCCGCACTCGCTACCAAGCTCCGGGCAGGCACGCCCATCAGCTTCACCGGCATATTCTCCGGCACAAAGGGCTCTGGCTCTGCTATCGGTGTCGCAGGAACATTCACCCTGGAAAAGCTTACCAGGAAGACCGGCAAAAAGGATATGGTCACATTCTCCGCCTCCGGCAAGATCTCTGGCGCTGTCACTGATGCAACCAACCTGTAGGTGATGTGAATGGCAAAAAAGAGCGGCACGCTCAGCGCCATCCACATGCAGACCTCGGCAGCCAGCTCCGCCGCCACAGGCGTCGCCCTGAGTCGGATTGGCACCACCCTCTGGTATATGGTGGCCTCATCCGCAAATTTCTATTGGGATAGAAACAAGGCCATCGTCGTCTACGATGGCGCGACCCCAATCACGCCTCTGGAGATCGACTACTGCGCCGGTGCCGTGAGACTTTCAGCAGCAGCCAGCGGATCGGTCACTGCCGATGTCTACAAGTTCGCCTGTGCTCAGGTAGGCGGCTTCCGGTCGCATTCAATCGACGAGAACATGACGCTGGTGGAATGTGGCTGCTACGAGGACGACGGGGAGCAGTACGAGGCAACAGTCTACAATGCCTCCGGCCAGGCCGAGGGCTTCTACACAACTGTGGACGCCAAGCTTACGATGTCCAAGGGCAGCAACAAGGATCTTGAGCTAACTTCCCTGATCCTGGGTGATGGCCCATCTGGTGACGGTGTGTCGGCCATCTCATTTGAGATAGCCGTGGCCGGGAATAATACGCCTCTATCGATCGATGTCACGGACTATGCTATCGTGGCCAATAGCGCCACGGGACCGGCAGGAGCCGCGACCAGCACGGCCAGGGACATCATGCATGCGCTACAAGCTGATGCGGATGCGATGGCTCTTGTGAAGGTACGGCTTGCGTCCGGCAGCGATGGCTCTGGCATTCCGGGCGTTCTTGCTCACACGCACCTAAGCGGTGGCGTAGATCCTGCGGCATTCGACCAGTTGGGCGAGGACCTGGTGGCAGAGTTCTATTGGGATTCTGGCGCCTCTCTGATCCGCACAAGTGGTGTGATCATCCTGGAGAAAGTTAGCCTGAAGACTGGGATCAAGGATCTTGTGGGCAAGACGATCAATTTCAAGTTCCAAGGTCTAGCTTATGATCACAGTGGATAGGAGTTGATACAGTTGCCATGCACATGCCCACATTGCGGCAAAGTTCACCGGACCCAGGAAGAGCTTGAGGGCCGCGCCGATGATACCCCTGAGCCCGAAATCTCTGGGGTTGAGGCGGCTCCCTCAACTGATGACGAGCCCATGTTGCCCGGTGTAGTAGAGAGTGAATCCTGAAGCCGCTTTTTAGGCTTCTATAGCATAATTTTATAATTTCTGTAAGGCCCACAGAGGCCATGTAAACTTGAGGGAGATACAAACTATGTCAGTAAGCACACCTTTCACAGTAGGAAACGAGGAATACCACCTCAGATATACGAACAAACAGATTCAGGATATCCGGACAAACGGCCCGAAGTTTCTGCCAGAGGGACACAAGATCAAGAAATTTGTGAGCCCTATGCAAATCCTGGATATTCTCGGAGATATGGATGTCCAGATCTACTTGATCGAGAAAGGGCTGGAGTGGGACGGATCGGGCTATGAGAAGATCAACTTCGACAAGGCCGCAGATCTCAGGCAAGAGTACCTAGAGCAGGGAGAGGCCGATGTGGGCGAAAAGCACGAGGCTTTGGCCGTGCTGCTGACTGACGCTCTGGCGCTCAATGTCCTTGGAGCATCGGGAAAAAAGCTAATCGAGAAGGGCAAGGCGGCTCAGAAGGAAGCGGAAGAGAAGAGTCACGATCAGAAGGTGGAGGAGTATGCCCTGATCAACGAGGCCCGGATCCTGGCTCAGGCGAGGGCAAAGGCAAAGCTGGAAGCGGAGAACCCTGGACCTGGGACGACTGGGAGCGAGAAACTCCCAGAATCGCCATAGGCACGCTGGGGATGAGCGCAGAGGAGTTCCTCGCCTCTACCCCAGTAGAACTCAATTGGAAAGTCGAAGCCTGGAATGAAAGCAACCTCAGACTCAAGCAACTCGCCTACAATATAGGCGGATGCGTGCGGCTCGCACAGGCCGAAGATGACTATCCTGACTTCGATGAGATATTTGTAGAGAATCCGGAAGAGGCCGAGGCTCTGTCTGATGAGGAGTTGAGGGCTCAGGCCAGGGCCAAAGGTCTCAAAGCTCCGGATTAGTCTATTTTTTGTGAATAATAATTATCATAATGAGGTATTTCTAAGATGACCCTTCAGGTCGGAGATGTCCAGATTTCGGCCAGCCTGGATAAGAGCAGCCTGTCCAGCTCCCTAAATTCTGCTAAAGGAGATGTCGAGTCCTGGGCTTCCGGCGTAGAGAGCCGAGTGGGCAAGATTGGCTCGGCCATCGGCTCCGCCCTGAAGACGGGTGCGATAGCAGGGACTGCTGCCCTGGCGGGCGTGGCCACCGTGGGCGTCAAGACCTACATGGACATCGAGAGCGCCGCCGCCGATGCCGCGAGCAAGATGGATCTCTCAACCATCGCCCAAAAGTCCGGCACCTCGATGGAAGAGGCATTCAAGGGCGTAAAAGAGCATGTAATGTCCTTGGCTGACGAACTTGGCCAGCTCAATACGAATGCCTTCGACCCCACTCAAATAGCTCAGGCCTGTGCCAATCTGGCTGCCCAAGGCTTCGATGTAGCTACGGCCAGCGCGAAAGACCTCGCCCCCGTGCTCACTCTCGCCACGGCTGCAAATTACGATCTGGCCGACTCAGCCGACATGGCCATGAGCACCATGAATACATTCGGCATGGGGGTTGAGGATCTCGGCCATATCGCTGATGTCTATACCACTGCGTGTGGTGCTTCGGCAGCCGGAATGGGCGACCTGAATTACGCCATGCAACAGGCCGGGCCGGTGGCGTCAGTAGCAAATGTCAGTTTTGAGACACTGACGGCCTGTCTAGAAACTTTCAGCCAGTCCAACATCAAGGGCGAGAAGGCAGGCACCGCACTCCGCGGAGCCATTAATACCCTGATCACGCCAACTAAATCGCTCACTGACGGACTGGCATCAATCGGCCTGTCGATGGATCAGGTAGATCCAAGATCAAATGATTTCGTGGATGTCCTGAAAAAGATGAAAACCCAGGCCGATGCGTCCGGCCAGGGGCTCTCAGCATTCACTTCAATATTCGGAGCCGAGGGTGGCCTGATCTACAAGCTGGCATCGAGCACTGACACAATCGAGGAGTTCCGGCAAGGCTTGCTCGACTGCGATGGAGCAGCCGAGGATATGGCCAAGAACATGCTCGACAACCTGGGTGGGTCCATGGACGCTGCTATGGGTGCGGCATCCTCCCTGGCCTACCTGATTGGCGGGAAGCTCGCTCCTGATCTGAAGAATGCTTTCGATTGGTTTTCGGCAGAAGGTGCACCGGCCATCCGTGAATTTATCGAGGCCGTGGCAGATGGCGATTGGACTAAAGTCGGCACCCTTATCACCGATGGGGTCAAATTCGGATGGTCAAAGCTCAAGGATCTCGGCGGACAGCTCCTGGGGTGGCTGCAGGCCGTCAACTGGTCCGGCCTGGGGCAATATGTCACAAAAGGCGTATATGCCGCGTGGGGCGAGCTGAAGAGCCTTGGCGGGCAGCTCTTGGGATGGCTCAAGGGTGTCAATTGGAGCAGCGTCGGGAATTATATTGTCACAGGAGTTAAGGCTGCCTGGAACGAATTGATGGGGCTCGGGGGGCAGCTCTTAGATTCGCTGATCGCAGTTGATTGGAGGGGTATAGGTTCTGCAATATGGTCAGGGGTCGAATCGTTAGGGGAGTGGTGGGTAGATCTCTGGCAGGGGCTGCATGATGATGTTTTGGGTATCGATTGGGGCGGAGTCTGGGATTCCCTCGTCTCTGCTTGGGACTCGGCAATCGATGCGCTTTCTGATGTCGGCAGCACCATTCTAGGGTATTTCGATGATGTGGACTGGGGCACTGTCGGCTTCAAGCTAGGAAAAGCCATCAGGGACGCCATCGAGAAGCTGGCCGATATAGGCTCTACCGTTTGGAACTACCTGACCTCGGCTGATTGGTCCGGGGCCGGAAGCTCGATCACTGAGAAAATTAAAGGCGGGCTAGAAACACTAACCGATACCTGGGACAGTTTCAAAGCAGGCCTCCTGGCAGTAGATTGGGGCGGCGCAGCCACAAACGTAGCCGAGAAGTTGAAGGCCGGATTCAAGCAGGTAACAGATTGGGCCACATCGATCATCGACGGAATCAAGAAGGATTTCAACGATTGGATCACAGGCGGCGGACCCAAGACACTGGGCGAGGATCTAGCGAAAGCTATAGTGGAAGGCGCAAAGGATCTTGGCCAATCGATCTATGACAAGATAGAGACCTTCTGGAAGGGCATATCTGAAGATGGCGGAAGCCTCGGCACTACTATCTACACTGCTTTCAAAAACATTTTCACCACTCTCATAGATTGGGCGAAGTTGGCCCTCACGGCTGCCTATGATTTCGCTGTGGGCTTCGCCAACACTATTATCACGGCTGGAAAAGGCACGATAGGCGCGGCCATCCTGGAGATCATAGGCGGAGCCATGAACTCGGCCTGGGATGGTGCAGGCGCGGGGCTAATCGAAAAGGCAGCGAAGTGGCGGGAAGATGCCGAGAACATCTTTTCAAGCGAGGACTTCGATGTCGACGTAGCCACGACATATACGGGAGAAGGGAACCCGAAGGATCTCGACGGTTCGACCATTTCTGTTAATGTTCAATACACGTCCACTGCTGGGAAAAGTCTAGCTCCCTCCATCTCACCCGAAGGCGGAGCATCTGTAGCCGCAGTGAATGGGAAGTTGTTAGTACACTTGGCCAGCGCCCAGACTGGCAGCTCTCAGTGGATGGAAGCTACTGAATGGGCCAAGGAAATGGGGAAAGCCGGAAACACAACAGCAGACTTCCTGGAAATAATCAACGGCATGAAGACGGCGGGCACGAAGCTTCTGCCATCCACCATCGAAAAACTAACTGCTGCTTTCGTAGAAGGCCAATCTGAGTATGAAGCAGCCAACCGAACGGCAAGCGAGAACTTAGTTGAGGCGTCTGAAGAAGCTGCCGAAAATACAATCGCTGCATCCGAAGAAGCCGCTGAAACCACGACCGAAGCTGCCACTGCTGCCGCAACAACAACGACACAAGCAGCTACCGCTCAGGCAGACGCGATATCCGCCGCCGGTGCTGCCGCTGCTGAGAAGATCCTGATTGGATCACAGACGGCGGCCAACGCGATCGCTCTCGGTGGTCAGACTTCCGCAAACTTCGCCACGGCTGGCGGCCAGGCTGTGAAGATCGGGCTGGATTCTGCAGGGAACGAGATCGCTGTCATTGGCCAGGTGGCTCAGCAGCGCGTCACCGCGGCTGGCGGAGATCTGTATAGCAAGGTCGTTGTGGCAGGCTCGGATCTGCAGGCTAAGGCTTCGTCCGCCGGCAGCTCAATGCAATCATGGGCGTCTCTGGCTTTCAGCCCGCTCCTGTCAGGGGCGGTTAGTGCTGGAAGTTCTCTACAGTCTGCCGGTACATCGGTATACAGCTCACTTGTCGGCGGAGCCGGTTCGATTTCGAACGCTGCTCTCTCATTCGCGTCCACTGTACGAAGTAGTCTCTCCAGTATCTACAACAAATACAGCTACAGCCCTCTCTACACTGGTCATACATACGCAACCGGCACAAAGACCTCCGGCCCGGAGCTGGCCGTCATCGGTGAGGATGGCCCTGAGAACCCGGAGTTCGTGATCCCCACCAAGAAGAAGCGGTGGGACCTCCTGTACGCGGCCATGAGGGCTTATGGCATTCCAGGCTACGCCGAGGGCACGGCCACCGGCATGGCATCGACCGAAGGCAGCGAGCCATCCGGGATGACGGCCACCTTTGGCATAACCGGCCTGGCCAGCATGGCCAAGGATGTCAAGAGGATCATCAACGACCTGAAAGATTTCTTCCGGATCACCTGGGCTATAATCAAGTCAGAGGGGGCCAAATACTGGAAGCAGATTAACACAACAATCACCACGGAAGTCACCTCGATGAGGGACAGCGTGTGGGCGTCTCTCCTCGACATCCGGAACACGGCCATCAGTAGCAATGCCGATATCCTGACCAGCACAAAAACCGCATGGGACGGCTATCTGACGACTATCACGCCCTCGCTCACTTCAGTGAAAGAAGGGATTGTAAGCTCGTTCTCCTCCGCCGCTACCGGCTCCAAGACGGCCATCGACACGATGATCACCAACAGCACCGCCTCCCTCCAGGCCTTCAGGGTGAAGTGGCAGGAGATCTGGACGGGGCTCGTAACCGATATGACGACCGCACAGACATCGATCACCGCGGGCGTTACGGCCATCACAACTGAGCTGAAGAAGATATCGGTAAGCGTGAACATCAGCTCCACGTCATCCGGCAGTACGGGATATTCGAGTGGGTCCGAGTCGTCTGGCTGCTCATCAGGGACGTGCTCGTCGAGCACTTCTGGAAATCTAGTGGTCAGCAACGGCCAGGCCAATTTCGTTTATTCTACTTGCTTGGGAACAAGTGTACTTGTCAACGCCCTGAAATACACATCCCCGAACGGCACGGTCTCATACATCAATCCGCTCACCTATAACAGCACGGGCGGGATTACGGGATATCAGGGCTCCACTGGCTACCAGCTCCCGGCCATATTCCGGGCGAAAGGCGCGCTGGAGGATCGAGGCCCTGAGCATGTGATCGTTGGCGAAGAGGGCCCGGAGCTGATTATTCCGGCCAAGTACACCGCGCTCATCACGGCGATGGCAGATGCTTTCGAGGCTTCTCCGGAAGACGAATTCGCTTCACTGTTCTCAGAAAAGAGCATAGTTGGCGCGAATAACAATATCATCAGAGCTTCACAGAAAGCAACACCTGAAGACGAATTCGCTTCACTGTTCTCAGAACCAGATATAATCAGCGCGAATAACAATATCATCAGAGCTTCACAGAAAGCAACACCTGAAGACGAATTCGCTTCACTGTTCGAAGATTCTCAGCACATAGTGAACCCGAAAGTGAATCAGTATGCCAACATCCGC